TCCCGACTAAACTATAATCAGCTGTAGGTGTAACGGTTATACCGCCAGTACTTAATTGATACTGTGTATTTGTTGAGCTAAGAATTTGTGCGTTAGAGGCTGATGTATTTGTGGTAGAAGACGAGCCAGCTAATACAGCAGATGTTGGTTGAACACTTGTTGTTACAATCGTAGCAGGTAATGAAAATGTAGGATTTCCAGCGACTCCATCACCGTCAGTTACAGTTATTTGGTTTGTCGTTCCTGTGAGAGTTCTCTTAGTGAAAGTATCAGTTGCTGTTTGTACTAAGACACCAGATGTTGTATCAAGTGAGGATAATCCAACCAAAGTAGCATCAAGAGATAATGAGCCACTACTGAGTGATAATCCAGTTCCTACAGTCAATTCTTCAATTACACCAGATGCAGCGGTAGTTCTACCGAGAATACGTGAAGTTGAAATGTTTGCAATCTTAGAGAATGTTACAGCAGAGTTGTCTATAGTCCACACCGTACCAGATGATGAAACCGTAATGTCACCTTTGTCTCCATCTGATAATGTTCCAACTGTAGCAAATTCAAGGGCGGTACCACCAGCATTAACACGCATTACTTGTAAGGCAGAACCAATAGAAGATAGTCCTGTACCACCAAGAGCCACCTCTAAGGGTGTTTGAAGTATTCCTTGCGCGAATGCTGAGTTTGCCATATTATTTGTTTTCGATTATATCTTTAACCTTTTTAAGTTTGTCAAGATATGGGAATGGTATCGGGATTCCAGCTTTATTTAAGTTCTCTATGATTGAGATTACCTCATGAATTATAAAGAACCACACAAGCATGTTATCAAGAACAGTTAAGTCAACACCTATATCGCTAGATACAATCTTAGCGAGTATAAACACTGACGAAATTGATACAAAATAACCAGCAATTTTATGTGCTGTTTTTCTTATAGGACGTGAGAATGGCTCTAAAGGATTCTCACCTCTTGCAAGAAAAGCAGTAAATAAGTCCATTATTGATAAAGTTAACAATGCAAGCATTGCTGGGAACAATCCCACATCGAAGAAGTACGCGAATAAGCCAACCAAAGAACCTATGGATGCTTTCAGTACTCCATTATGTAACGCAGGTGCTAAATTTTCTATCATGTCTATTTTCATGTTACTTAATGAATATGTATGAACTGAAAGTTACCGCAGAAGGATTAGTGACCCATGTAGGGTTTATAACCTTAAACTCTAGGTTTTTTACACGACCTCCTAAGTCGGTTGTGGCAATTAAAATAGTGTTTATTTTATCGTCCATTTCCTTTAAGAAAACAGCGCTTTTATCGTGGTACGATTTATTCTCCTTTATGTGGTCAAGGAGCAGTCTATGTGTTTCGCCTAGAGTTACGTTTTCCATATTAGCTCATCATTATTAAGGGAATGAAAGTTGCAGATGCTGCGTGTTCCATTGTCAGATACGGGTCGCTTGTTGTTCCTGTGGCTGCTACATAAAAGAACGCGCGACGGTTAATTCCTGTTGGTTCAGAGTTATCAATATCCCGATTCATTCTCATTCCAAAACAGTCATTTCCCGTTTTAGAAATATTCGCAATTCCGTTAGAGTCCAAAGTCCATGTGTAATAAGTATTGGTGGATGTTATTGTTGAAAGAGCTACCGACCCCCACGATGTAGTCCCAAAAGAGTCATAGTCACCCGATGCGACTGATGTTTTAGAAGCAGGAGCGACAGAAACGATGTGATAAGTACATGAATCAGGATTTCCACCCGTTAGGGTACCCATTTTTAAGTTAATAGAAGCAGAGGAGATAGTGTCACTATCGGGAACAGATGAAGTGTCGAATGTCCAAAATGCACGTTCAATAGAACGAAATGAGCCACTTTTATAGTTAATGAAACCTGCGTATGTGTTCGTTGTGTTAGGATATTGCCCTTGATATTCAGAGGTAGCTGCATCACGCATTGCAGTCCATGTGTCAGAGCTATTTTCACGCCCTAAATACGCATCATACGCTGGGTATACAGTTGTTGTGGTGTTTCCTGTTTTACCCTGAATAATCTTTGAATTGTCAAACTTATTCTTCATTACGTCTACCGTATTCTCAAGAGCAAGTTTTATTGCTTCTACAGGGTCTTCACGAAGTTTTCTAACGTGTTTTACACCTTCTTTATCTTGATACTCCTCCACTATGTCTCCATTCTCATCATCTACCAAAAGAGGTGGGTTAATGAAAATAAAGCGTTCTATGTCTACCGTTCCATCGCCAAAACCTATTTGTTTGCCGTTTTCAAATACTCGTGCAAATAAAGCAACACCATTTTCTAACTGTTGTATCTCAACAATTTCATAGTCGCGTTTCTTTTTGAAAGAAAGTTTTTTACCTTTCTTTATTTTTACAGCTTTGACTATCTCCTCAGCTTTTACTTTAGAGCGTAGTTCTATTGGTGTTGCTAAGATTTTTTCTCGTAACATACTAAGCGTAAATATAATCCACCCAGACTGTTAAACCTTTTGCTGCGGTGGTACTGATTGCGTCAATGTCAAAGGTGACCACCGCGTCTGCCGCGATTGCGGTGTCTGAAATAACAGGTGGCGTAGCGGCAGTTTCTGATGACTTTTCAGTAGAGTCGATTGTGATTTTAGTTGATAAAATTGACACTCCAGCTTCGTTTATATCAATTGTTGTTGTGTTGGTTGTTCCTGCGGTGTCTACGTATGCTCCTACCGCTTTCACTGTGATTGCACGGTTAGAAATACGATAATCTCCGCCGATTGTTGTACCTGTAGCGGTATCAGTTGTACTTGAGAGTAGACGAACCATAAAGCGTTTTAGTTCCCCCTTTACAATACCTGTACCTTTTGGAACTAGATTTATGTTTATGTTTGAGTCACCACCTGTTGCTGAAATTGTCGGGCTGTTACCTGTAGCAGCGTTGGCAAGAGTGATTTCGTTTACCGCACTTGCTACCGTGTCGAAAATAACCATCTCATTACCGTTTGCGTCTGCAATAAAGCCTAAATCAGCGAACTTTGGAGCAGTAAGAGTCTTGTTAGAGAGTGTGTCAGTACTTGAGATTGTAGGAACAGCTACACCCTCTACAGCAATAATACCAGCCGCACTTCTTGAAAGAGTAGTGTCAGCGTTGCCAATGTCGAGCGTAGCGATGCCAGTTATATTATTGGTGTCATCAATGATTACACCTGAGTTTTGTACCAACTTACCTGTAGTGCCATCAAATCTAGTAACAGCATTATCTGTCGCTGAACCAGGTCCCACTACGTCTCCTGAGCCTGATACGGTTGCGTATTCAACAGCTGTTTCACCAGCGTTTACACGAAGGTATTTAAGGGCATTACCTGTGAGTGTAGCCATTGGAGCAAGGGCTGTTGAGAGGGATACTGTACCTGATGTCGTGATTGTTCCACCAGTTAGTCCTGTGCCTGTAGCAATTGAAGTAACTGTTCCTGTTCCTGCGGTAGCAATCACCAATCCTCGTCTTACGGTGAAGAACGCTTTAGCAGCTGATGTTATAACTGTGAGGAGTGGTATTGATATTTGACCAACAGTAGAAGGTTCAGTTGAAGTAAGTGCCCCAGCTGAACTTGGAGATAAGAAGAACACAGTGCCAGCAGTTGCTGTAGGAACTCCAGTTGTGATATATCCCTCAGTCGTTACAGTGAAGTTGTTAGCGTCAGTTACTACAGTTACAATACCAATTACCTCTGCATTTGCAGCAGAGTCAGCTTGAGCCTTAGTAAACTGACCAGCAGTACCATTTGAACGTACAATATCACCGACAGAAAGACCGTGCGCTGTCTGAGCGACAGTGAATACAGTTGCTTCACCAGAGCCACCACCAGTAACCGAGAGAGTTGTGCCACTCATGGATAATCCAGAGCCAACAGTAATTTCCTCTACGTCACCAGAACCTCCAGTACTACCTCTACCTAATAGTTTAGAAGCAGCTGACACGTTCTGTATTTTAGCATACGTTACTGCGTCATTAGCAATAGTAGCAGTTACAGAACCAGGTCCACTTGCTGTGACATCACCAGTCAGAGCTGTAATATAGTTTCCTGTAGCTTGTTTAGCGTTGAGTTGTGTCTGAATAGCAGAAGTTACTCCTGAAACATATCCTAATTCTGTAGAAGTAACTGACGAGACTGAGATAACACCTGAGCCATCAGATACCAAAGCACGACTTACTGTAAGAGCAGCCAACTTCGAAAGGGTAATACCAGCAGATGCGTTTATGTCACCGTCAACTATGACGAGTGGAGCAATAGCAGTAGTGATTCCTGTTGTACCTGAACCAGTAATATCTCCAGAGAGAGTAATTGTCTGATTACCTGTTATGTAGGTATTTGTGTCAATAGAAAGTGTACCGTCACCACCAGATGTTTTAACAAAACCATTTGTTGTTAAATTAGACAACTTAGCGATGTTTTGTGTAGTGTTTACTGTAACAGTGTCCACTGTACGTGTAAGTCCAGTAGAGAATGTGAGTGGAACTTCATAGTCAGTACCAGCTGAGGCGTTAGAAAAGCCACCTGAGCCGTTACCTTTTAAGATAGACGTACCAGATGTCGCAGGTGCGTAGTCTGTACCAGAAACAGCGGCACTTATTGCAGTACCGTTTCCTTTCAATAGCCCTGTAATGGTTGTAGACAGAGTGATTGCAGGTGTAGTTGTAGCGGTAGCCACAGAACCAGCGAACCCATTAGCTGAAACAACTGAAACTGATGTAACAGTACCAGTACCAGTCACAGCAGCCCATTTAAGACCTGTTGCAGTAGATGAGTCAGCGGTTAAAACTTGACCATCAGTACCTACACCTAGCCGTGCATCCACTGTGGTGAATGTGTATAAATCACCTTTAGTTGTGAGAGGTGAGCTTCCACTTATAGCTGTGTTTACGAAGTTTCCAGAACCATCTTTAGTGATAGCTGACCCTGGTGGGGTAGTTCCAAGCGCAACTAGACTATTAATCGTGTCTAATTGAACCTGCGATAAAGGGGTTCCGTAGTTTACAACGTAAATCATGAGTTATTAGTTTAATCCTTCCCCAGCCATTTTAACGTAAGACAAGTATTTCTCATCAACAGCACGTTCTCGTGCAAGAATAAGAGATTCCTTTTTGTCTAGGAACGCAACACGTTCGTTATGTTCCTTTTCGTATCGAGTAAAGTCTTCTGCAAATTTGTTTGAAGTAACTTTAGCTTCTTCAAGTAATTGCTTAATATCAACAACAGCCTCTTTCATCCAAGTAGCTGAGTTGTTAATATCTTGATAGATTCCAGTGAGGGCGTTCTGAGCTTGCGCAACCTCTTTTGAGATTTTCTCAACGGCAGATGATGTCTCCTGTAAGAAAGAAGTACGTTCCTGTAACTCAGTTGTTACGAGAGCTTTTTCTTTATTAAGGTAGTCAACGTCTCGTTTAAGGGCATCAATAGTAGCTTTAACCTTCTCAGATAATGCACCTTCACCTTTAAGCTGAGCCTTCATGAGCTCAGTTATAGTTTCTTGTTCTTGACGTGCAGACGTTACAGAGTCAACGAGTTGTTTTATTTCAGAATTGAGTTGAGTCTTCTTGTCTTCAAGAAGAGCAACATCTTTCATTAATACATCTCTTTGTCCTGCAAAAGTCTCTAACGCATTTTTCTCTTGAGGTAAAGCGTACATATTATGATACTGATTGAGAAGCGTACTTAATTGTTCCTGTTACTCCAACAGCTGAACTGTTATTGAGGATAAATGCCTCACCTGGACGACAAGTAAAGTATGGTTGTCCTGAGTTATAGTCTGCGGCTGAAATAGACATCGTAGCGTTAGCTTGAAGTGTATATTTAGCTACTGTTCGTGAGCCACATTTCAAAGTAATTGTAGTTGGTGCCGCTACAACAACTGAAATGTTGAAAATGTAATTATAAGATGTTGAAGAAGACGCTACAAGAGTAGTGTCTCCTGACGCACTTAAATCAACTGCTGCGTCTACTGGTTCTGTGTGTATATTCCAAAGCATATATATATTTTGGGAGTGTTCCCTGTAAGAAACACGAGACGAATCTCATGTTCCTTGAGGAAAAACTATGAAGCTGTCCCATTACTTGCCATCCAACCACGAAGGTCTGATGCGCCAAACTGACAGTAGAGTGTAGCTGTAGAAATTTGGTCCATGTTTCCTGAGAAATCTTCCATGAATGGAGAGATGTCAAGTGGCATAGATTCGATATACTTGAATCCGTAGTCTTCGTTCTTCATTGCTGAGTCAAATCCGAACCACATGATTGAAGTCACGCCAGTACCAGATGAACCGAAACGAGTAAGACCGATTACTTCAAATGAATCTGTAGGGTTTCCGTCTACGAATGTTCCAGTTGTACCTGGAGTTGCAGAAGGATATTTACCTGATTCAAGAGTTTTCTTGATTGATGTAGCGAGGAAGAAAGCAGTTGATTGGTCTTGGAACATGAATGTATCCAATTTTGTTCCAACGAGTGGAAGACCACGACC